ATTAGATACAAATATAAATAGGAATTAATATGAAAAAAAGTTGCGGAAGTTGTAGTCATTCAATGGAGAGTCAGGCAGAAGGTGAAGTTCTGTGTATAGCAAACCCTCCTGTTCCGATTGTTACAATCCAAGGTCAAATCATTAGTATATTCCCCTCTATGATGGAATGGGGAAAATGTGACGCTTTCATTAAAGGTAAAACTCAAAAACAAAACCCCCAGCCTCCAGAGATTCTGGAGCCAGAACTAAAGGTGATAAAATAATGGCACATTACGCTCAAGTAAATTCAGATAACATTGTTGTTCAAGTATTGGTTATGGACAATGACATGGAGACAAATGACGGTGAGCAAGCGTGTATCGATTGGTTACAGGCTAACGTCCACGCAGATGATTGGGTAAAAACCAGCTACAACAACAACATCCGCAAGCAGTACGCTGGAATTGGATTTACATACGATGCTGACAAAGATAAATTTATTGCTCCACAACCTTTTGCTTCGTGGTCGTTAGACTCCAATGATGATTGGCAACCACCCATTGCACACCCAGACGATGACAAAATGTACCAGTGGGATGAAGATGTATATCAGGCCGACAATTCTAAAGGCTGGGTTGAAGTAGAGTAACCGAAGTGGAGATAGATGCAAGGTTAATAATGACTATAGGTGGTATGCTTATATCAATAGTGTCAGCAGCTACTATAGTCAAACAAAAGTTATCTTCTGTCATAGAGCAGTTAAATGATATTAAATCTGATTACGAATCTAGACTAAGAGACTTGGATAAACGGACAGACGCACAAGAAAACGCTATTGATCTAAACGCACAAAAGACTACTGTGTTATCAGGAATAATGTCTCCTGATCGTTTAGAAAAAAACAATAGAGAACTAGAAAGAATACTTGTGATGGCTAGTTCTAACGGAGAAAGGATTTCAAAACTTGAAAAAATGCACAATGGTAAGCATCCTCCAATTACTTAGCATACTTATAGTACTGTTTTATACATCTACAGCTAATGCTCAGAACAAAAAAGGTGAACCTTTGATGACAAGTTTTGCCTGTAAGACACCCCATTTTTTAGTCATGCTAGAAGAAGCTACAAGTCAAGAAGAAATAGACAGTGCTGTTTATATTGCTTTAAGTAACCAAGAATGTTTTTATAGTTCTAATAAGTTTGTATTTTACCTAGACTATAAGATACACGAATTTAAATCTTTTATAGGTCATAGTCAAGTGTGGGCTACTAAAGAAGGAGCTTATATTTTAATAGATCAAGAAAAAACGCTTGACTTTACACTTTAACTTTGATATAATTAAGTAAGGACGGACAATGACAGTCGAATCAGCAAGTTTTATTTCCCAATTAGTCACGGCTAATCCAGCAGCAAGTGATAACATTTCTGAAGGTGATGACCACATACGCCTTGTCAAGAGTGTTCTAAAATCACAATTCCCCAACCTAGCCACAACAGCAGTTAGTCAATCATCTGCACAAATGAACAAGTTAGGTTTCGAGCCGGGGCATATAGTAATGTTTGGTTCAAACACTACACCAACAACTGAAACTATTTCGGGTATTAAAGATTGGCTACTGTGCAACGGAGATGCTTTTAGTACTTCTACCTACTCAGCATTGTACGCTATAATAGGTACTACATTCGGTACATCTGGATCAGATTTTAAAGTACCAGACTTTAGATCATTCTTGCCCATAGGTGTAGGTGGTTCTAATAGTTTAGGTACATCACAATCAGCAGTAGCTGGCAGTGGTTCAGCAGTTGTAGCACAGATTCCGATTAACTTTTTAATTAAAACATAATGACGGATGTAAGAGAAAAGTCAGCCCAAGCCTCAAGTATTTTAGATAACGAAGTATTTCAGGAAGTGGTTGCAGATATTGAACTATCACTGATAGAGCAATGGAAACACGCTGATAAACAAGAAGACAGGGATCATTACTGGTACAAAGTGCAAGCATTGAAATCTATTCTTGACGATTTACAAGCGTGTATGGATAACAATTTAATAGAAAATTCTTAGGAGTTACACATGGAAGAGAAAGAGACTAATCCTTCACAGGAAGTCGCTGGAAGTAAGCAATTAGAAATGTACGATGTCATGTTTGGAAGTCAAGGTACTAATCCAGAGCAAGCATCTAACGAGCAACCTACGGAAGAAGAAGAGTCACTTGTTTTGTCTGAACAGACACAGGAAGAAGACTACGTGGAAGAGGTTGAAGAAGTAGAGGTATCCGAAGAAGAAGAGATTCAAGAAACTTCCCCAAGCTATACCGTAAAGGTAGATGGCGAAGAATTTGAAGTTGACCTTGATGAACTTAGAAACGGTTATCAAAGGCAGTCTGACTATACCAAGAAATCTCAGTCTGTAGCTGAAATGCGAAAAGCATACGAAGCAAACCTACAATCTGTTCAACAAGAGCGAGATCAGTATCAACAAGTCTTAGCTAATATGGAGAACTATCAAAATCTTGAACTTAAAAAGTATCAAGAGTTAGATTGGTCTTCTCTCAAAGAAGATGATCCAGTAGAATACATGGAGAAACGAATTGAGTTCCAAGACGCTAAAGACAAAGTTAATCAGGTCAAACAAGAGCAGATGGCTGTTCAACAGAAAACCCAACAAGAAGTTTACCAGAATATTCAACACAAGGTACAGGAAGAAGCTGAGTTGTTAGCTACTGCCTTACCAGAATACTCTGATCCTAGTTCTAATCTAAAGACTGAACTAAGAGACTTTGCTATTAATATGGGTTTTAGTGAACAAGATGTTAATGGAATTACTGATCACAAGGTTGTACTTGTATTACACAAGGCAATGTTGCAAGAGAGAGCTAACTCCTCAACATCATCTAAAGTCAAAAAGGGGCCAGCTAAGGTAATTAAAGCAGGTGTCCCGGTGACTAAGAAGCAAAGGGTTGCTAGAGATGTTCAAGCAAAACGCGATAGACTAAGAAAAACGGGTAATGTCAATGATGCTGCAAATGCGTTTATGGATTTAATTTAACAAAAAGGACTTGAACTATGGCACAACCAACAGGTGTGACTGTCACGTTTTCCTCAGTAGGATTACGTGAAGACTTAGAGAATGTTATCTATGACATTTCTCCAACTGAAACTCCATTTATGTCTATGGGTGGTCGCTCAGATGCGATTGCCGTAAACCACGAATGGCAAACTGACTCACTTGCTGCTGCTGGTGACAACTTCAACGAGGAGGGATCAACTCTCACCGCTGCTGAAGCTGCTGCTACAACGCGAGTTGGAAACATATGTCAGATTTCTTTGAAAACAAGCTTGATTTCTGGAACTCTTGATGCTGTTTCTAAAGCAGGACGTAAGCAAGAATTAGCTTACCAAATGTCTAAACGAGCTAAAGAGCTAAAGCGAGACATGGAACGTGCTCTCGTTGGTGTTAATATTGCTAAAATACCAATGGCAGGTGATGGCACTGTGCGTAAACTAGGTAGTCTTCCTACTTGGGTTAACACAAACATCAGTAAAGCTAGTAACGGTGCTAACGGTGCTGGAGCAGGTGCTGCTGCACGTACAGATGGTACTCAGCGTGCATTTACTGAAACTTTGTTGAAAGCTGCTATTGTAACATCTTACGACAGTGGTGCAGACATAAAGTACCTAATGATGGCTCCTAGTCAAAAGCAAACCTTTTCCAGCTTTGTTGGTGTAGGTGGTGCAAGTGGAGTATCTAACTTTACGGACACTTCTGATCAACGTATCATTGGTGGTATGGACATCTACGTAAGTGACTTTGGTGAGATGGCTGTTGTTCCTAACCGCTTTCAGCGTTCTAGGGATGTATGGTTACTTGACCCTGAGTACTACGGTGTAGCTTACCTACGTCCGTTTGAGCAACGTGAAGTAGCAAGTACTTCTGATGGTGAGCAAAGAGCTATCATCTGTGAGTACACACTCGTTTGTAAAAACGAAGCTGCTCTAGGTGCAGTATACGACTTATCATAAACTATCGGTGTAAGGTGGGGGAGAAATCCCCTGCCTTTACTTTATGAGGTACAAATGAACGATCCAATTAAAACACAATTTAAGTATGATGAAGCTGAGGATAAAGTCTTACTTACAAATAGTCAAGACATAGAGCCTTTGCTTAAACTAAACAAAAAAGAATTTAACGGAGATGCACAGTTTGGTTCTCCCGGTAAAGATATGCGTAAAGTTGCAAGCATACCTTTAATCATAATAGAAAAGTGGAAGCGTGAATTAGGTGTAGACGTGATGAATAAAGATCATATGCCTAAAGTTAAAAAGCTTCTCAATGACCCTGAATGGCGTTATCTTAGGACACACGAAAGTAATCTATAATGGCATTATCCACTTACTCTGAGTTACAGACAAGTATTGCAAAGTATCTAAACAGAAACGATCTGACAGATAATATACCTGACTTTATCACCTTAACTGAAGGTAAGTTAAACAGAGATTTACTTATCAGAGCAAGTGTAGTACGAGCAGAAACTACGACAACTTCTGGTACAGCTTTCTACAACCTACCTAGTGACATCATAGAGCTAAAAAACATCACCAGAGATACCTCTAGTGCAAGTTTTGCTCTGTCCTATTTATCACTAGAGTCTGCTTCTAGAGAGTACGGTGGTGTGTCTTCTGGGTTCCCAAGAGCTTACTCAAGTGTAGGTGACACTATTAAGTTATTACCTACACCTGATGCAGCGTATACAATAGGAATTAACTATTATCAAAAGTTAGTGGCTTTATCAGATTCTAACACAAGTAATATTATTTTAGAAAACTATCCTGACTTATATTTGTTTGGTAGTTGTTTTGAAGGGGCATTGTTTTTAAACGACACAGAGCAATCTCAAAGGTTCGGTGGAATTTACGCTAAGGTACTACAAGACGTAATGCTCTTAGAAGACAGAGCAGAATATAGTGGAACCGTATTAACTATGCAGGGTACATAATGGCTGATACTAACTGGGTTATAGAAAAGTTTAATCTGATACAAGAATCAGGTGGTAACATACAGACTGAGGATGGTATAGATATAGCTTTACAAGAATTTAACAATACTATTTGGACAACAGATACGGAAACTGGCAGTGGTTAAAGAAATATTTGACATAAGTGGGTTACAAACAGGTTTTACGTTTAACTCTGACTTATCTCCTTATGATATGCCAGCTAATATGTTTTCATCTGTGAAAATGTTCGTTTTAATGACAAGCAAGCAGGTAGTATAGAAGGACACATAGCAGCTTTAGGTAACCCTACAGTTGCTCCCTATTGGACTACAAGTTGGAGACAGTCTTCTACTAACCTTTGGATATACGGAGGCTTAACTGCTTTACATAAGATTACAGGAACTACTCACGCAGATGTCACGAGATCAAGTGGAGCCTATACAACTTTGGCAGACACCGGGAAAAATTGGCAAGGGGATGCTCTTGGCGGTGTTCTTGTTGTTAATAATGGTATAGACGTACCTCAGAGTTACCTACAAAGTGGTTCTAGGTTTGTTGACCTAGCTCATTGGCCTAGTACTCTTAGGTGTCAAGTTATCGTACCATTTAGAAACCACCTGATAGCTCTGAACTTAACTGACAACGGTACAGCATTGCCATACTCTATACGTTGGAGTGATGCTATTCCTGAAGGAGCTTCTAACAACGGTTCTACAACATGGACAACTGCAAGCACAGCGTCAGAATCTAACCAGATAACTGTGGGTGGTACTAAAGGTCACTTGTTAAACGCAATACCTCTAGGTAATGACTTACTAGTTTACAAAGAAGACAGTATTTACTCACTGACATTTACAGG